ATACTCCGCTTGGCCACAATACCCGGGTACGCATCCCGGGAATCGAGGATGCATCGTTCGACTACGACGGCAACTGGGACGCGGGGACCGGCCTGATTGATACCACGGAATACGCCGACGTAGCGGCCGCGGTGCGGGCGGTTTCTGTCTGTGTCCAGGCCGGCGCGGATGGCGAAGTGGCGTATGCGTTCCAGAGCCTCAAGAGCGGCTACGAACTCGGCGGTGGCGTGGGCGAGGTGCTGAAGTTCACATCGTCTGGACTGGCCGGCGGGAGCCGCCCGATTCGCGGGACCATCCTGCACCCGGCAACAGCGCGGACACAAACAGGGAACGGCACCGCACGGCAAGTGGGCGCAATCCTTGCAGGTCAGGTCGGCTACGCGGCTCTACACGTTACCGCCGTATCTGGCACCAGCCCGACACTCGCCGTTATTGTCCAAAGCGACGACGCGGGCGCGTTTGGCGACCCGACAAGCAGGATCACATTCGCACAGGCCACCGGAATCACAAGCGAGTGGAAGACCGTCGCCGGGGCCGTGACTGACGACTACTGGCGGGTGAATTACACCATCGGCGGAACCGGTACGCCCACGTTCACGTTCGTGGTGGTGTTCGGCATTCGATAACAAGTTTGGCAGCGCGGGCCTGGAATCGCGCACCAGTCCGGAAGGGCGGGAGACCGACTAACGCCGCGAGGCATGAGGAGGCATTTCAATGGCCAGTTACTGTTTCAAGGATGCATATGTGTACATCAATAGCGTGGATCTCTCCGACCACGTTAAATCCGTAACCCTGAACTGCACGGCGGAAGACCTGGACGACACGGTGATGGGTGACAGCACCCGTCAGCGCATCTGCGGACTGCGTGACTGGTCCGTGGATGTGAGCTTCGTCCAGGACTTCGCCGCTGCATCTGTGGACGCGACCATCTGGGGCGTGTACAACGGCTCCAGCCCGGTCCCGATTGCGATTCGCAAATCCAAGACCGACTCCCTGAGCGCGACAAATCCGTCGTACAACGGCAACGTCCTGCTGACTGACTACTCGCCTATCGACGGGTCTGTCGGTGACGAGGCCGAGACTTCGGTATCGTTTGTCGCCGCTGGTGATCTGTCCAGATCCACATCCGCATAAGGAGCACCCGCATGAGACCTACATCAAAGGTCTTCAGTATCGAACTTGACCGCCCGCGCCAGCTTCAATACAATCTGCTGGCGCAGATGCGGTTTCAGGATCAGCGCGGTCGGAATATGGTGGCCGCGCTGCGCCCGGTGCTGGAAATTATCACATCTTTCAGGCCAGCCGGTGATGATTCCGGGGATGGCGCAGACCCAACGAAATTGATGGCCGAGGCGCTGTCGATAATCAATCCCGGCGACGTTGCCGCAGTGGTGTGGTGCGGCCTGGGGAAGAGCGACCCCGACAAACCGGCGCGATGGATACCGGACGATGATCTGACGGTGGAAGACGTGGCCGGAATGCTGGACTTTCCCAAGCTCACGGAGATCTGGAAGGAACTCACTGGGGCCGTGGCTGATGCTCACCAGAAGGCGGACGCCGATACAGCCCGCCCTACCGAAGAGGCGACGGAGACGACGGACCCGTCGATTACCTGAGCCTCTGGGCACACGCCAAAGTTGAATTCGGCCTGACCGATGACGAGTTCTGGAGCCTCACGCCAAAGGAGTACACAGCACTACAACGCGCCAGCAAGGATCGCTGGAAACTGCTTGACCGCTTAATCGCCGTGGTCTCCTACGTGGTCTACACCATGTCGCCTATACCCAAGAAAAAGAAAAAGAAACCCGAAGAGTTCACTTACCTATAAGGGGAACCGCCAATGTCTGCATTCTCCAACTTGCTAGTAAAACTCGGCCTCGACGCCAAAGGTTTCGAGGAAGGCATTCATAAGGCCAATCTTGCCATCCGCGATATCCGCAAGAGCGAGAAAGACCTGACCGAGTTCGGCAACAAGTTCAAGGACATTGGCGGGAAGCTCACCATGGGACTGTCTGTTCCACTGGCTGCTGCTGGTGGTATCGCGCTCAAGTTCGCAACTGACTTCAACGGTGCGATGGCCAATGTCGCCACATTGATACCGGGAAATATCGAGAGGGTCAAGGAACTAAAATCAGCCATCCAGACGATGGCTGTTGACGTTGGAAAACACACAGGAGATTTGGCCGGTGGATTGTATCAGGTAATCTCTGCGTTTGGTGACACGGCAGACACGACCAAAATATTGGAAATCAACGCCAGGGCGGCGGCGGCTGGACTCGCCACCACCACGGAAGCCATCAACCTTACAAGTGCCGTGACGAAAGGCTACGGCGATGTCTCCGCAGCCGCTGTCCAGAAAGCCGCTGACCTCGCCTTTCAGACGGTCAAGTTGGGCCAGACGACATTCCCCGAATTGGCTGCGGCAATGGGGAAGGTTATTCCTATTGCCGCCACGCTTGGCGTGTCCCAAGAGGAGCTATTCGGGGCGATGGCGACGCTTACCGGAGTAACCGGGAGTACGACCGAGGTCACTACCCAGTTACGCGGGGCAATGAATGCCCTGTTGAAGCCAACGGAAACGATGAAGGACCTGATTACCGCTGCCGGGTATGCGAGCGGCGAAGCAATGCTTCAGCAAAATGGGCTTGTCGGCAGCATGAATTTGCTATCCAAGGCAGCTGAGGGCAACAAGGAACAGCTGGGCAAAGCATATGGGCAGGTGGAGGCGCTTAACGCCGTTTTCGCGTTGACGGGAACGCAGGCCGATACATTCTCCGAAAAGTTCGCGGCGATGGGCAATGTGACCGGGAAGACGAGTGAAGCGTTTAAGGAGCAAGCGGAGGGGATCAATAAAACAGGGTTCACCCTGGAACAAGTGTCGATCAAGGCCGAGGTCATGGCTCAGAAATTCGGTGATGCCATCGCGCCAGCGCTCAACGACGTATTAGCCGCCGCTACGCCATTGATAGACGGAATGCAATCTCTTGCGAATTGGTTTGCTGAACTGCCATCACCTATTCAGAAGACAATCGTGGGGATTGCTGCGCTCGTCGCTGCCATCGGCCCCGCCCTTTACATTACCGGGCAACTCGCCCACTCTATCGTCGCCATCAAGAGCGCAATTGCTGGGCTGGGGGGATTGTTTAGCGGTGCAGGCGGAGCGCTGTCTACATTCAGCGGCCTTGTCAGCGCGGCTGCCCCGATTGCGATCGCGCTGGGGGCCGCTTGGGTCACATGGGAGGGGCTGAAGGGGCTGTACAGCGTCATCAGCGATCTGCTGAGCCCACTGGGCGGGATGCTGGATCTTGTGAAGGATCTATTGCAGCCGGTGAAGGAATGGGCGACGAACATCGGACTTTCCGAGACCGCGCTCAAGGGCCTGAAGGATGGACTCCTCAATGCACTCGGCCCGCTTGGATATTTCATCGACGATGCGTATTTGATGGAAAAAATCGATTGGGGTGGGGCGATCAAGGAGGGACTCGGACCAATTTTCTCCCTGACTGCCGCGCTCACTGGTTTGAAAGGGCTACTGGGCGTCTACCCGGAGATGGACGAGGCCGCCAAAAAACTGAGTGATACACTCCGAGACGAAACTATTGAAACCAACAAGAGCCGTCTTGAGCGCGAAGCTGCCGCGAAAGCAGCGGATATCTATAAGCGCAAAGAAGAAGAGAGCGCGGACGCAACCGAAAAGGCTGGCAAGGCCGCCGCTAAAGCCGCCGAAGACTTCCGCGGTCTCCGGGAAACACTCTCCGATATCGAGAAGCAAAAGTCTGCCGAGAAATTCGTCGACGGCTGGGTCGATGCTCGGCGGCAAGTCGGAATGTCTCTCGATGAAATGGCCCAAGGCGCGGAAGATCTCGTCGGGAAGTTTGAAGAGGCAAAACGCGGCGCCTATGATCTTGGCGAAGCCATGCGCGACGCCGCCATGGCCGACGTATGGGGAAGCGCAGCAGGCGGGCTGTTAATTTTCCGCGAAGGGATCGATGAGGTTCCCGGCTGGATCACGGACTCGGTTGATCAAGCCAACGAGGGCATACTGCAGTCGGGCAAGGAGTTCTTTGACCGGCAGAAAAAGCAAATCGAATCATGGAAGAACCAAGTCTCCACTATTATCTCTGACCTGGGCAAGAGCATCGCAGACGCCGTATGGTCAATCTTTGATGACGGCGGCGAAGGGGCCAAACTCCAAGAGCAGGAGGACGCCTTGCGGGAGTCGTTGGCCGGGCGCGGGCAGGAGTGGACGGACTATCAGGCGGAGATAGCCGAGAAATTTGAAGAGGCATCCGCCGATTATGCCGCGACACTGGCCGAAGAGGAGCGGTCGCTCGCCGACAGCCTGTCTGACCGGAAATCCAGATATGGCGAAGAAATGGCAGGGCTGCGGGATGCCCTGGCGGAGCGAGTGCAGGCATATGAGGAATTCTGCGCCGATGTGGCCGAGAGGCTGTCCGAGATGCGGCAAGAGTATGCCGATGAACTTGCGGAGGAGATGGACGATTATCAGGATCTTCTCGAAGAGAAGGCCGACAGGCTCAAGGATTATATCAAAGACGCGAAAAAGAATATCGACCGTCTCAGGAAGAAAAACGAAGACGACGTAGATGACGAGATCCAGGATACTGGCCGCAAACTCAAGGACAAACAGCTCGCACTCAAGCGGGAACGCGAGGACACAGAGGAGAAGATCCGGCGACTACTGGCAGCCGGGAAGAGGGCGGATTCTCAAGAGATCCGCGATCTCGAAATCAAACTCTCCCGCAAAGAAGAGGACTATGCGATCTTCGAGGAGCGGCAGTTGGCGGATCTGCAAGAGTATATCGAGGAGCACGCCGCGAAACTCAAGCAGGAAGAGCTTGATATCCAGGAGAGCCTGGCACGGCGTAAGTTGGACTACGACCAAGATGTTGCCGATGCCACAGAGCGGCACGAGAAGGTCACAGCGGATCTAAAGACAAAACTAACCGAGGAAGAGACGGCCCTCGCCGCAAGCCTAGTCACGAAGGGTACGGCGCTGGAGACGTTCAAAACGGAAACGCTGGCCAAACAGCAGGCCCTCACGGACAAGTGGACGGCGTATCAGGAAAGCGCCGTTGCCGATTTCGAGACGATCAAAACCGAGGCCAAGGCGAAGCTTACCACCCAGGAAACGGAACTTGCCGCATCGCTCGCCACCCAAAAGACCGCATGGACGACGTTCGTCACTGACGTCAATACGGAACTCGCCAAGATCGAGGAGGACGCGGAAGGGAATTCAATCTTCGGGCGGGTTGCGACCGCCTTCGGCACCATGCTCGAAGGAATGGGCCAATCGATTGTCCGGTTCGGTGCGGAGTATCTCGTCGGGAAACTTTTCAAGTGGCTGGTCACAGATTTACTGGACGGAATTCTGCCGAAACTCAGCGCGGCATTTGGCTCGATCTTCGGGGTGGGCGGGTCGGCGGCGAGTGGAGCAGCCGGAGCAGCGGGGAGCGCAGGGGGCGCGGCGGCTGGTGCGGCTGGAACCGGCGCGGGCGGAATAGCCGGCAGCGCGGCCAGTACTGGATGGATGGCCGCTCTCGGTCTGGCTTTTGGTGGTATCTCTGCCGCATCTGGAGTGATTGGAAATTTCCAAAATGCCAAACAGGAAACCTCGCTCAATGCCATCGAACTGAACACCCGAGAAACGAAACATGCGCTCATGGGCGAGGGCGGGCCGGAGGCCGGTGGCATCCTGGGCGTCCAATGGCTGATCAAGGCGAACACGGAATATACCTACCAATCGCTCGACTCCGTCAAAAACACCCTTTGGGAAATGAAGCCGATGCTCAGCGATCTGGCCTGGATCTGGACACCGAAGATGGAAGGCTGGCTGGCAAGTATTGATGCTCGGCTAAATACAGGCTCCGTTATATGTGGAACCCTCGATGACATCTATACCGAGACGCAGGGTATGCACAACGAAATGAAAAAGGTGGTTGAGGTCAACGTCAGGGGATTTTCCGAGAGCCGCGACATCGGCTGGGAGATAGCGAAGGCGCTCAAGACCCAGGGGGCGCTGGCATGACGATCACCTCGCTGACAATCGGGGCGGTGGAGTACATCACGAAGGTCGGCCAGGAATCGTTTGCCATCAATGACGAAACCGGGGGGCGCATCGGGACGTGTTCATTCACAATCACCGATACCCATGCGGCCATTGCCGCGCTATCAAAAGCGGAGGTCATCGTCTATACCGGGGCCACCAAGCGATTCGGGGGATACATTGGGACCGTGGAGCAGCAGCGCATCAATTCGCTGCAATCGCAAGCGAGCATCGTCTGCCGCGATTACAACTCCCTGCTGGATTCCGTCACCGTGCCGTCCGAGGCGTATGCGGCGCAAACCGATGAGGCCATACTTGATGATCTGTTTACCACGTACCTACCGGCTGTGAGCACGGTTCCAGTGGTGCAGGTCAAAGCGAGTGTGACGGTCACATTCAGCAATCAGACCCTCCGCCAGTGCGTGGAGACGCTGGCCAATTTGACAGACGCCGAATGGTACATCGACGCAAACAAAGCATTGCAGTGGTACGACTCGGCGGCGACGACGGCGAACATTGTCGAGTTGCAGGAATCGCCAGACGTGCCGATTGATCATGCGCCGAGCGACCTTGCTGGCTGGGGCACCTGGCACGCGACATATACGGCATCCGCGGAAAAACTGGCCGAAGATGACGTTAATAACCCGCATTTTATCTATAAGATACCGACCGGCTTGTCAGTCGGTGATTATTGCGTCTTTTCCGCTGATGTCAAAGCAGCTGAACGGACGTGGATTTTGCTGTGGTCAAACGCAAGCGGCGGCACTCAAACCGCGTATTATGATTTGACCGATGGAGTCGTCGGCAGCACGGCTGGATCTCCCGACACGAAAATCGAAGAACTCGGTGATGGCGTATTCCGATGTTACATGGGGTTGACCATCGGAGCAGGACAAACGCGGTTTGATATATACATCGCCTTGTCGGGCTCCGCCTCTTACCAGGGCATCCCCGGCTATGGCGTCTACGTCTACGCTGCCCGCGTCTCAACCGGCATCCCCTTCCAGCTCGCCCCCTTCACCCACACGGAGGACTGGCAGAACCTGTGCAACAGCGTGACGGTGGTCGGCAAGACAACGACATCGGAAGGCGCACCGACGTTCCCCGCCATTTATGACGGCAATGAGCCCGCGACGGCATGGAGGGGCGATACGGTGTATCCCCCGGACCCCGGAATCTACAATTCGGATTATACCCTGACCCCCCGCAACAATGAGAACTCCGGGGCCTATGTGTTGGCCGTTGGGCTCATGCGGTTTGACACATCCTCACTCCCTGACGACGCGACGGTAGTGACCGCCCGGCTAAAGTTCAAACAGAACAACATCAGCAGCGGTACTCCCTCGGCTTATTATTTGGGGGTTGAGTGGTACGCATGGGACGGCACCGTGGGGACCGATGACTACACGAGCACACCATCTAACAGCGCTGCTGGATATGTCAGTCTCACGACTATAGCTTTGCAGGGCACCCCGGCATGGCATGAGTGGGAATTAACGACCCCGAACAATGTGTCGAAAACCGGATATACCGGGTTTCGCTGGCACATGAAATTCGTGGGGACGCCAAGCGGCGTGAATTCCATAGAAATTGAGGAAGCGGCGCCGGACCAACCGCAACTGATTCTGACGTGGGAGACATCCAGCACCGTCTCCGAAACTCGTACCGATGCAACCAGTATCGGCATCTACGGCACGTTCAAGCGGACGGTCTATGATGCTTCGATTCTGACGGCAGCGCAAGCGCAACTTCGAGGTGACGTGGAACTGGCACGCTACGCCTATCCAGAAGAGTACGGAAACATCGCCTGGCGGCGCGACGGCATCAATCGCGGGGACGTGGTGCGGATCGTGTCGGCATCGTATGGCGTGGACGCCGATTACCACTTGGCGCGGGTGTCAATGAGGCAACTTCCCGGGGGCATCACGGAATACTCGGCGCAGTACGGGCGGTATCAGCCAGACATCGTGAACCTGTTGCGAAAACTATCGGCGACAAGTTGAAAGGGTAGTATAATGGAGGCGCGTCGGGACATGTGCCAACATCTCCCGACGCTAGACACAACACCTGGATAGGAGGTGAGGCGTCATGCCTACCATTCTACTAGCACTCCTAGCAGTTGCAACTGCTTGGGGTGCGTCACCCCATTATTTGGCCCGTGAGCCGG